ATTAGACAATCTGCGCGCAAAGACAGATGCCGCTAACGATGCTGCCCGCGCCTACGTCGAGCAGACCGGCGTGCAGTTGTTCCAGATCCAGGCCGCCAACAAGACTTACCGTGATGCTGGTGTTCGGGCACATCGCATGGCTGAGGACACCCGCGAGGCTGCTGAGGCTGCTGACAAATTGACGAGGTCCACTGGGGCCTCCGCTCGCAGCGCCGACAAAATGCGCATTAACTTTAATGCTGCAGCCAAGGATTTTGGTGACGCCAGCGTCAGCATTGAAGGCAATGCCGTCAAGGTGTCGCAGGCTGTCGGCACGGCGTTTGAGGCGCGCACAAAGGTGTTCCGAAACATCGTCCAAACCCAGATTGGCATTATTCAGCAGGCCACAGCAGAGTTGGATTCCTACGCCGACAGCGTCACTAACACCATTCTTGGCAGCCTTGACTTCTCCACCACTGACGCTGAGGGCAACCCAATGACGCCGGAGCAAATATTCCAGGCAATCATGGGCGACATTGACAACCGCGAAGCGGCAGTGAAGGCCATCGCTGAGTCCAACATTATGACGCGGCTGCCTGAGGCCTTGGCGCAAAAGATCCTGACGCTGCCACCTGATGCCGCCGTTGCGCTGGCCAACTACTTCAGCGCCAACCCCGAGCAGTTGGCCCAGTTGGACAAGAACTATCAAGATTTGGCAACTGCCACGCAAACATTACTTGGCATCCCCATGGCTGAAACCTTTGCCACCATTGGTGACCAATCTGCGGTGAACATGATCACCAATGCACGCGAGCGCATCGGTAAGGCTGCCGACAAGTTCAAGAGCTATGTGCAGCGCAAGTTGTCCACCACCATCACTGTTGGTGTGCGTTATCACGCGCTCAATAGCCTGCCCGGTGTCGGCGGTGGCAGCATTGACGTGCAGGGCGCCGCCAATGGTGGGGCGATCAGCGCTGGCGTGCCGACGCTGGTGGGCGAGCGTGGCCCTGAGTTGATCTTGCCCAGCGTAAACTCAACTGTGGTGCGTAGCGAATACATGCCACGCGGCGGTGGCTCCACCATCAACCTGACGATCAACGCCGGCATGGGCACTGACGGTGCTGAGGTTGGCCGCCACATTGTTGAGGCGTTGAAACAATATGAGCGCCGCAACGGGGCTGTGCCGATTAGGACTGCCTGATGGCTGCACCAACTGTCAAGGTTGAGATCGCCTTTGACTTGTCAGCGGCAGGGCAGGGTAACTTCTTAACCTTGGACGATCCCGTGCGGGGTGAGTTGGGCAACGCCACTTACCCACTGGCGGGGGACACGTTGCAGGACGTGTCTGAGTATGTGCGCTCGATTAGGTGGCGCCGTGGCCGCAGTAATGCCTTGGAGCGTTTCCAGGCTGGCGCATGTGATGTGACTCTAGATAATCGCACGCGCCTGTTTGATCCCACGGCAGGCACCGCTGTTTCGCCTTACGGCGTCAGCCTGAAGCCGCGCAAAGAAATTGTCGTCACATTAGATGACCAAACAGAGTTTGTCGGTCAAGTCGAAGATTGGGACCTGGCCTACACGGTCAGTGGCGACTCCACAACATTGGCCAAAGCGGCTGATGGCTTTGCACTGCTAAGTCAGCAAACGATCAGCCCGCACCTGGCTACAGCACAGACAACCGGGCAGCGCGTCGCAGCGATTTTGGACCGAGTTGAGATTGGCTGGTCGGGTGCGCGTCGTGACATTGACACAGGCTTAGCTGACTTGGTGGGGGAGAACATTGGCGGCACCACATCGCCAGCCCCCGTGAACGCTTTGACGTACCTGCAGCGAGTTGAGGCTGACGAGCCTGGTGCCTTATTTATTGCCAAGAATGGTTTTCTGACGTTCAGGCAGCGCACCGATCTACAGCAGGTGACCACGGTGTCCTTTGCCGATGACGGCACGGGGGTGCCATTCACCACTATTGCGGTCGAGTACGGCACCGAGCAGTTGCGCAACAGTGTTGAGGTGTCTCGCCTGAACGCCGGAACCGCTGTTGCCTCAGATGCAGCCAGCCAGGCTGACTATGGCGTCATTGCTTACGAGCAGCGCGACAGTTTGCTGGACTCTGCCACCCAGGCGCAGTCGCTCGCTGACTGGCTGGTGAACCTGTACGGCCAGCCTCAGCTGCGCATCAACGAGGTTGGGTTCGTACTTAATTCTCTCAGCCCATCCCAGGTTTCGGATTTGCTTTCGCTGGAGTTGGGCGACGCTGTGCAGGTGGTTTACACACCTAACGGCATTGGCGATCCGATTGACCGCTACGTGGCAATTGACAGCATTGAGCACGAGATCTCACCAAGTCAGCACCGAATGGTCTTTGGCTTGTCTCAGACCATCGGCGCGTTTGTGCTCAATTCGGATGTCTTTGGTGAGCTTGATGACGACATTCTCGGTTTCTAGGTAAGGAGAACCATGGCGGCATTTACCCCAGGCGAGGTTTTAACGGCCTCCAACCTCAACGACGCGATCAACGGTCCGACGTTGAACGCGCAGACGGGTACGGCGTACACGCTTGCGGCGACGGATACGGGGAAACTTGTGACGTTGTCTAATGCGGCGGCTATCACGGTCACGGTTGAGCCGGAGGCTACGGTGGCGTTCACCGCTGGCGCTGCGGTGGGTATCGCTCAGTTGGATGCCGGTCAGGTGACGATCACTGCTGGGTCGGGTGTGACGATCAATGGTGGGTCGGCGTTGACGGGTCAATACTCGGCGGCGCAGTTGTATTACTTGGATTCGGATACGTGGCTTGCGGTGGGTGATTTCGCGTGACTTTGTTTCACGCGCTCGGTCCGTTCGCGTCGAGTGGTGGTGTGGTTGCTGCTCCCGGCATGGTGCTGATGAAGCCAACCTCTATCGCGCATAGCGGTACGTCTGCGACGCTTGGTGCGAATGGTCAGGTGACGTTCACTGGGGTTACGTCGTTGTCGTTGAATGGGTGTTTCACTGCTGACTTTGATAACTATGTGGTGAGTTGGCAATCAACGACTGGTGAGCAAGTCAATTTCCGCATGAGAGCAAGCGGTACAGATAACTCCACGGCAAGTTCGTATGTTCGTCAACAAATAGCCGCAAGCGGCACAAGTGTTTCAGCGGTGCGCATTACTGACGATAAGGGTGCATCCTTCCTTAGCGCAAGTACGCAGGCGGCAGGAAGTTGGTTTTCAATTTACGGTCCGTATCTAGCGCAACCAACTGCTACTCGTGGAGTGAACGCTTGGGATTCGCTAAACGCTCGCATCAATGATCAGGCTTGCACTCATAATCAGTCAACAAGTTATGACGGTATTACTTTCTTTACCAATGTAACAGCGATGAATGGTACTTTGACGGTGATGGGGGTGCGTTCCTAATGGCTGCTGGTGATGGTCTTATCTCTATGACCCCAACGAGTATCGCTGTGGGTTCGGGTACGGCGAGTATTAACGCTGATGGTGGTGTGGATTTCTCTGCGGTGACGAGCCTGTCGTTGAATGGTGTGTTCACGGGTGACTACGACAACTACTTGATTTCAATTGCGCCGATAACAGCAAGCGGTACTGTCGGTTTGCGCTACACATGGAGAGCATTGGGAACGGACGCGACAGGCTCCGACTATTACGAACAGCGAATCGTGGCAGACGGTTCAAGTGCTACGGGTGCTCGTAATGGTCCGTCTACTTCGACTCGCATTTCAACGATAAGCACAGGACGACAAGGGTATTCGTTCCATGCCTATGGTCCATATCTGGCGCAGCCAACTGCGGCGCGGTCAGTGACTATTGACTCGCAATCATCGGCGTTGATCTATGACATCGCTTCCACGCATGGTTTGTCTACGTCGTATGACGGAATAACGATTTATCCGGCGAGTGGCACGCTCACTGGCACCGTTCACGTTTTCGGATACGAGGAATAGGCATGGCTGAGATTGCTGGGTTGAAACTGATCGTGCCGTCGTCGGTCGCTGGTTCTGGTGTGTCGTTGAGTGGCGCGAAGGTGACGTTCACGGCGGCGACGAGCGTGAGCGTGAACGGTGTGTTTGACAGCACCTACGACAACTATTTGATTGTTTTTCTTGGAAAGGTGTCATCTGACGGCCAAGGATTGTCGTGGAAATTGAGAGGATCTGGAACAGACACAACTGATTCAAACTATGCACGGCAGTATTTACAAGCAAATAACACCACTGTCGCTGGTGGTAGAGCGACAGGACAATCATCTATTGGTTTGGTACCGATCTCTGGTATCCAAGACGTAGGCACACATCTTTACTGGTATGGACCCGCCATAGCGCAACCAACTGCTGGCAGAAGCGTCACGGCTCCGTACCAATCGCTTACTGATTACGCATGGACTCATTCCACATCAACGTCTTATGACGGTTTTAGTTTTATTGTGAGTGGTGGAGCAAACGTTACCGGCGCTCTCTGCGTATATGGACTTAGCCAATAACCCTGAAAGGAATAAGCATGGAACCGTGGACAATCACCACCACCTACCCCGACGGTAGGACAGAGGAACGCCTCGCTACCGCTGAGGAGGTGGCGCAACGTGAGGCGGATATTGCTGCTGCTGAGGCGCAGCGGGTGGCTGAGGAGGAGGCTGAGGCGGCGCGCTTGGCGGCGCGTGCTTCCGCTGAGGCTAAACTGGCGGCGTTGGGTTTGACGAGCGACGAGATAGCGGCCATCTTGTAATGAACCCCGCAGAAATCATTGGCATTGTTGTCGCGTGCATCGCTATCTTGTCGGCGATCCTTGGCGGCATGTTGTGGTTGATTCGTGCGCAAGTGGCTATGCAGAAACAGTTTCAACCTAACGGTGGTCAGAGTGTGCGTGACAGCCTGAACCGCATCGAGAGTGATGTGCGTCGGGTGGCTGAGAAAGTTGATGACCATATTGAGTGGCATATGGATCAGCGCTAGACCTAACTAACCCAGGCCCCCACAACCGTGGGGGCTTTTGTTATGCCCGAGACCTGCGGAGGTAGATATGTGGGCGTTGTCATTCTGGAAGCAGACCGCCGAGCGGGCGATCAAGACCGCAGCCCAGGTGGCGCTGTCGTTCTTCGTCGTCGGCCAGACCGGCATCTTGGATGTGGACTGGCAGCAGTTCGCCTCGGTCACCGCACTGGCAGCTGCCGCCTCAGTGCTGACCTCGCTGGTGTCCAGTGGTCTGAATGATGCCGAGAACCCCAGCGCTGTGTGGGTGACCGATGATGAGGTTTGACGAGCACCTGGAGAAAGCGCTGGATAAGCGCCTGCCAGGCAAGGTCGTCTACATGGACGGCTGGCGCAAGGTGCAGCGGATGAAATGGCCGCGCAAGCGCGTGCCCGTGGCGTTGATGGTGCACCACACTGCCGGCGCTGCGACCACTAGCCGCAACCCCAACAACCCTGGCAACCAGAAGGGTGCCAACGCCGGCATCATCAACTTTGTGCAGAACCACTTCCGCGTGCCTGCCGCTAACTTCACGCTGGACCGTGACGGCACGGTGTACGTCCACTCTGCCTGGCCCGTCTGGCACGCTGGCCGTGGCTCGTTCAAGGGCGTCAAGCGCTTTGCTCGACTCAACGTTCCCGATGACATGGGCAACGACTACATGCTAGGCGTTGAGGTGGTCAGCAAAGGCCTCAAGCGCGACTTCACCAAGGCACAGAAGGTATCCCTGGGCAAACTCGCCAACGCCTGCAAGGACGCTGCCGGCTGGAAGGGCTTTTACATGCGGCTGCCTAACCACAAGACTTGGGCACCTCAACGCAAAGTGGACTCGCGCTACAGCCTCAGGGCACTGCGGAGCTGGGCGGCGAAATACAGGTGACCCTCGCCGACAGGTTCGCAACCGCTCAACCTTCGCGCCCAGGCAAGCCGTGCAGCGTTGCCACGTTGCTCGCTGAACTTGATGACGGTGAAGCCCAGGCGCTGCGCGCTGCGCTGGCGGTGCCCAAGCACGACCGCGAGCGCCTGAGTTCACAACAGATTTCCAACATCTTGATGGAGGAAGGCTGGGACGTACCCGCAAAGTCAGTGGAAAACCACCGCAAAGGGGCGTGCCGCTGTGAGCCTGGCATCTAGGCTGCAAGAACTCCAACCGCAACCAGCCAAGGTTCTCACCTTGGACATTGAGACATCACCCGCCAGTGTGTTTGTGTTCTCACTCAAGCCTGACTACATCTCGCCCAACCAGATCATTGAGCCATCGCGCATGTTGTGCTTTGCCGCCAAGTGGCAGCACGAGAAGCCGGTGCAGTTCTTTGACGAGCGTGACGGCAGGCAAGCGATGGTGGAGGCCGCGTGGCAGCTGCTCGATGAAGCCGACGTGGTCGTGGGCTACAACCACGTGAGATTTGACATTCCGCACCTGCACCGCGAGATGGTTGAACTGGGTTACGGGCCGCCCAGCCCGTGGGTGGATGTGGACCTGCTGACCGAGGTGCGCAAGCACTTTCGGTTTATGTCCAACAAACTCGGCGCGGTGCTGGACTCACTCGGCCTAGACGCCAAGCAAGACCCTGGTGGCTTTGACACCTGGAAGGGCGTGCTGACCGGCGATGCCAAAGCCTGGCAGCGCATGGCCCACTACTGCAAGGCTGACGTGCAGATCACCGAGAACTTGCTGACCTACCTGCAGCCGTGGTTGCGACTTCCCCACGCTGGCCTGTTCACCGGCGACCTGGCTGGCTGCTACTCGTGCGGCGCGCACACGTTGACCCCGCACGGCATCGCACGCACCAAGACCACTGCCTACTTGAGGCTGGCTTGTGATTGTGGTGCTTACAACCGCGTGATGGCAGACGGCACTACCCGCCGAGCATGACCGCATCTACCTAGGGAGTTGCTACGTGATCGACCCTGCGCT